CGGACGGTCAGTTGGGTGCGGTAGCGGTGCAGCGGCGGCTGGGCGGACTCGTCGAGCTCGCGGACCTCCGACACCGGCCGGATCGACAGGGCGCCGGGGACGTGCGGGTGGCCGGTGAGGGCGTCCAGGGCGGCTTCGGCGAGGGTGTGCAGGTCCCGCATCTGCGCGGCCCAGGCGTCCAGCTGCACCAGGGCGGACGCGGAGTGCCGGAAGCCGACGGGGGCGTGCCCGCTGGTGCCGACGTGGGTCAGCCGCAGGCACGGGTAGCGGTGCCCCTGCGGCAGGTCGGGGGTGGCGTACACCCGGTCGTCGACGAGGCCGGTGACGGCGGGGTCGGCCAGGAGGACCTCCCGGCACACCAGGACAGGGTCGGGCAGGGCCATCAGCGCCTCCCCCGCTGGAAGCGGAGCCCGGCCGCGAGGGCGGCCCGCTGCACCGGCGCGTAGGCGCGGCTGCGGGCGCTGCCGAACTCGATGATGTGGCCCAGCCGCCACCGGGTGCCCACCGCCACGGAGACGTCCCGGCCGGTCCCGTCGGGCTCGGCGAACGCCTGCCGTGCGAACGGGGCGACCCGCCGCCCGCCGGTGCGGCCCACGGGCAGCTGCGCGGCGATGCCCTTGCGGACGGCGATGCCCTTGGACAGCAGCATCCGGCGGAACGCCGGGTCGTTGCCGAGGTCGTCGGGCAGGGACCGGTTGGGCTGGAACCGGATACTCATGCGCCGGCCCTGCCGCGGACGGTCTGGTGGGTCAGGACCCCGGTGCGGGGGGAGCGGTGCGCCAACGGCTGCCCGTCGACCTCCCACGACCCGATCCCGTCGACCTCGATGCGGGTGGCCCGGTCCAGGGCCACGTCCGGGGCGAAGTACACCGTGATCGCGGTGAACACCCGGCCCTCGCGCTCGCTCGTGACCGGTTCGGAGTACCAGCAGCGGGCCGCTGAGCGGTGCTCGACCACCACGGCGGCGCCGTAGTCGTCGGTGCCGTCCGGGATCCGGGAGACCACGGTGCAGGGCACCGTCATCAGCCGCTGCGGTGACAGGGTCATGGCGCCGCCACAGCGGTGGAGGTGGTCATGGTGCCGATCCGGGGCCGGGACCACGGCGCCAGCAGCTGCGCGTGCAGGTCCGACAGCCCCCCGGCGGTGGCCCGGTAGGTGACGGAGTAGCCGCCCAGGGATTCGGCGGCGACGTCCCCGCCGGCCCCGGGCGGGGCCGCCAGCGCGGCGATGACCAGTTCGCTGGCGACCCGCACCACGGCGACGGGGAACGGCGCGCGGGAGGGGATCCGGGGCGCGGCGATGCGCAGGTGCGCCTCGACGTCCCCGGCGGCGACGTCGAACCGGGCCTCCTCGTCCGGGCCCAGTGCCCGGCCGAGGCGCTGCTCGACGTCGTCGCGGGTGGCGATCCGGTCCCCGCCCATGCCCCTCAGCGCTTCCCGCCCCGGCCGGCGGCCGCCTGGGCCACCTCGGCCGCTTCGGCGTCGTCGGCGTGGTCGTCGGCCAGGGCCGCGGCCGCGGCGACGGCGGGGGCCTCGTCGAAGCGGACGAAGTTCGCGGCGATGTCGTGCGCGACGAACCCGTACGACGCCTCCAGCAGGATCCCGATCTGGTTGGTCTGCCACAGCGGCACCAGCTGCCCGCCGGTGCGGACGGTGGCCTGGTCGGTCATCTTCATGGTCAGGTCCATGCCGACGCCGTACGCGCACATCCGCCAGTCGCCGCCGAACCCGGCCACCGTCGGGTCGCCCTTGTGGATGACCCGGCCGAACAGCGCCTGCTCCCCGCCGATCGTGGTCAGGTCGGCCTGCAGCTCACGGCCCAGGGTGTCGCGGGTGTTCGCCAGGCGGGCCCGCAGCGTCTTGTCCAGGGCGTACCCGTTGAAGTCCGGGACGTGGCCCTGCGCGCCGACGAGGTCGCCGAACACCCCGCCCTGCCCCTGGGCGCTGGTGCCCAGCGCCACGACCTGCGGGGTCTGCCCGATCCACGTGCTGAACGGCCCCGCGCCGGCGCCGACGGTCCGCTTCCCGAACAGGGCGGCGATGTCGAAGGCGCGGGCGATCGCTTCGCCGCCCTTCTCCTGGATGATCGCCAGGAGGCCGCCGGGGTCGGTGCGCCGGAACTCCTCGGTCACCAGGATGATCGTGGCGACCTTGCGCGGCTCCATGATGAGCACGGCCGCGCCGGGGTCCGAGACGTGCTTCTCGGCGCCCTCGGCGACCCAGTCCGCCTCCACGTCGCCGACGGTGACCGGGATCGCGGACCCGGTCAGGGTGGTGGGGGCCCGCTGCGCCAGGCGCATCACGATGCTGGTCTCGGTGGTCCGTTCGAAGATCGCTCCGGCGACCGCCTTCGGGACCGCCTGGGCGACCCCGTTCAGTGTGAGCGCCATGCGCCCGTCCTTTCGGCTCAGGCCCCCAGGAAGGAGGCGAACTCGTCCGCTGCCGTCCGCGGGCCGTGCCCGCCGGCGGTCCCGGCGACGGCGTCGACCGGGGGGACCTTCGCCCCGGCGCCGGGCGGCGCCGTGGGCAGGTGGGACAGCAGGTCGTCGGCGTCGGCCTCGAGCTCCTCGCGGGTGCTGCCCTGCAGCCGGCCCGCCAGGGCGGCGGGGACGCCCTTGGCGGTGGCGACCTGCGAGCGCAGGACCTGGGACTCCGCCGCGGCGGCCCGCTGCTCGGCCTGCTGCAGCCGGTCGGCGAGCTTCTGCTGCTCGGTCTTGCCCGATTCCTCGATGGCCGCCAGGCGCTTGGCCGCGTCGGCGTTGGCCTTGGCGCGGGCCTCGTTCTGCCGGGCGAGGTCCTTCCACTTGGCCAGTTCCGCCGCCAGGTCGCCGGCGCCCGTTCCGGGCTGCTCCTGCCCGCCGGGGGCGCCCGTTGCGGGTGCCTGCCCGTCGTGCTGCTGACCTGCCTGCTCGCCGCCCGTTCCGGGCTGCTCGACACCCATTCCGGCTGCCTCCCCATCAATGTAGTCCGTCCGTGCTACTGACACTAGTCCTTTCGGGCCAGTGCGGGCCTAGGCTCGCGGTATGACCGATCCGCTGTCCCGCGCCACGTCCCTGCTGCAGGACCTGCGCGCCGACGCCGCCCGCCTGGACGTCCTGCACGAGTACTACGCGGGCCGCAGCGCCCTGCCGCACGTGCCGCGGCAGGCCAGCGAGGAGCTGCGCCGGCTGGTGGACCTGGCCCGCACCGCGTGGGGGGCCCTGGTGGTCGACGCCGTCGCCGAACGGCTCGTGGTGGAGGGCGTGAACTGCACCGCCGGGTCGCAGGCGTCCGCGGCGGCGTGGGCGCTGTGGCAGGGCAGCGCGTTGGACGCCCGGCAGAACGCGGTCCACGTCGACGCCCTGGTGTCGGGGGCCTCCTACGTGCTGGTGTGGCCCGCCGCCGCGGGCGGGGCGTCGGTGCGGGGCCTGGACTCCCGGGACACGATCGGGGTCCGCGCCGGCAGCGGCCCGTGGGCGTTGTCGGAGGCCGTGCACACCTGGACCGCCGGCGGCGTGGAGCTGCTGGCGTGGTACGGCCCGGACGAGGCCCGCACGTGGGCGCGGCCCGCGCCGCGGTCCCATCGCGCCCCCGCCCTGCGGGTGGTCCGCTGGTGGCGCGACCCCGTGGACAGCATCGACCTGGCCCCCTCGGGGGCGTGGGTGCCGGTGGAGGCCGCCGCCCACACCCTCGGCGGCTGCCCGGTGGTGCGGATCGCGAACCTGCCCGACCTGCGCGGCGACGGCGTGTCCGACCTGCAGGCGCACCTGCCCGCGATCGACCGGATCACCGAGACGGTGCTGGGCCGGCTGACGGCGGGGAAGTTCGGGGCGTACCGGCAGCGGTGGGCCACCGGGATCCGGCTGCCCGACAAGCTCGACCCCGACACCGGGGAACCGGTCCTGGGCCCGGACGGCCTGCCGGTGCCGGGGCCGGCGCCGTTCCGGTACGGCGCGGACCTGCTGTGGACCGCCGAGGACCCGGCCGCGGAGTTCGGGGACTTCGCCGCCACCGACCTGCGCCCCATCGTGGAAGCCGTCGAGCAGGACATCAAGCACCTGGCGTCGGTGACCCGCACCCCCGCCCACTACCTGCTGGGCGGGTCGGCGAACCCCCCGTCCGCGGAGGCCCTCCTGGCGGCGGAGTCCGGCCTCGCGGCGAAGGTGCGGCGCCGGCAGCTGGACCTGGGGGAGGCGTGGGAGCAGGTGGTGCGCCTGGCCGCCCGCGCCGCGGACGTGCCGCAGGTCGCCGACGACGACCAGCTCGAGGTGGTGTGGCGCAACACCGAGGTCCGCTCCCCCGGCGCCGTCGCCGACGCGATGCTGAAGCTGCGGCAGGCGGGCCTGCCGTTGGCGGCGCTGCTGGAGACGTTCGGGTGGAGCCCGCAGGCCATCGACCGGGTCCTGGCCCTGGCCGCGGCGGAGCAGGCGCAGGCCGCGGCCGCCCAGGCGGCGGCGTACGGCGCCTGAGCGTGGCGATCGGGCCGGGGGTGCTGACCGCGGACGTCCCGGTGGGGGCGGTGGCCGCCGCCGAACGGCACACCGGGACCCTGGCGCTGGTGCGGGCCCGGTCGGTCGCCGCCGTCGACGCCCTCGTCAACGTCCTGTCCCCGGGCCGCCTGGACGACACCTACACCGCCGCCGAACCCGCCGCCGTCGCGGCACTGGCCGCGGCGTGGCGGACCGCCGCAGCCACTTCCGCCTCGGTCGCCGGTGACGCCGCCGCAGCGTGGGGCGCCGACCCCGCCGGCGGCCTGTCCACCGTCCCGGCCCCGCCGCCGGGGCTGCTCCCGGACGCCGCCGGCACCGCCGCGCAGCTACGGCTCACGGTCCTGATCGAGGCCAAGCAGCGGATCGCCGCCGGGACCGCACCCGAGCAGGCGCTGCAGCACGCCCGGCAGCGCGCCGGCCGCGGCGCCGCCGGGATCGGGGCCCGCACCGCGCGCACCGCCCACGAACACACCCTCCAGGCCGCCGGCCTGGGCTGGGCCCGGATCCCCGCCACCAACGGCTGCCCCTGGTGCCTGCTCCTGGCCTCCCGCGGCCCCGTCTACACCAGCCAGCGCACCGCCCAAGGACGCGTCGGCCCCTACCACCCGTGGTGCCGCTGCCGCACCCTCGCCGTGCCCCGCGGCACACCCCTGACCGGGTACCTCGACCCGAGCAGCGACGTCGGCGCCCTCGTCGACCAGGCCGCCGCCGCATGGGACGCCACCGGCACCATGGACCGGTACACCACCAGCCCCTTCGCCCGCACCCAGGAACGCGCACGCCGCGGCAGGACCGGGCCCGGCCGGCCGCCCACGGCCGCGCCCCCGACCGCCCCGACCGGGCCCAGGCTGTCCGATGACGACCAGGCCCGACTCAACACCGCCAACCGCGAAGCCAACCGGCTCAACGCGCAGGCGTACCGCCTCCAGCAGCAGGGCCGCGACGCCGAAGCCACTGCCCTTCGCGGACAGGCCGCGATCCACCGCGCCGAAGCCGAACGCATCACCGACACCCTCCGCGGCAGCGCCGTCCGGGAACCGGCCGCGATCCGGGGTGGTGGGAGCCCTGCGACCAGGAACGTCCCGGTCACCACCGCCACCGACCCCGGCGACGGACGCGCACCGGCAGGCCGGTCGCTGCGCAACGTCCTGGGCCGGTCCGGGGATGCCGGGGTGGACAACGCGGTGGACGCCGCCCTGAAGGCAGTGGCGAGGGTCCATGGCGATGGCCCGCTGCCAGGCCTGCCGGTCGATGCGGTCACGCGGCTGCCGGGCAGCCGCCAGGCCGAATTCGTCTGGCTAAGGGCGCCCGGTGGCACTCCCTCGTCTCCCAGCCGCGTCATGATCGTCGCCACCAGCCGGATCAAGGATCTGTCCGTAGTCCATGAGATCGGCCACTACCTGGATCTGTTCGCCCTGGGAGACCCGGAACGCCCCCTGCGGTCGCGGCCAGCCGCGGCCAGGCTGATGGCTGCCATCCGCGGATCCGAAGACGCGAGGCAACTGCGCGAGGTCAGCGTCGGCGCGGACCCCTTCTCCAGCGATGGCGAACTGTTCGCGCGGGCCTATGCCCAGTACGTGGCCACCCGCGGCGGCAACAGCCGGCTGCTCAAGCAGCTGC